CACTGTTGGTCGAGGGACTATGTTTTCAGTGTTTGAGGCAACAGATTATTAAACTTAAGGGGAGGGATTCAACATGGTAGAAGCAAACAGTTCACTCGAATCCGCGATGGGCGAATCCAAAGAGGGCGTGGATAACAACGCCGGTTCAAAGAATGCACCTGGCTCATGGGAAACCGTGGCGGTGCAAGAGCGACCGGCTGAGATCCCTGAGAAGTTCTTCAAGGATGGTGTCATCAACTATAAGGAGATGGCGAAGTCCTACGTTGAGCTTGAGAAGAAGGGCAGCATCCCCGCACCTGTTGCGGAGAATAAGCCCATAATCCCCGCACCCGTTGCGGATAATAAACCGGCTCCAATCCAAGCGCCTCTGGTTATCCCTGGCGTGGATGCTCCTTCAGTGGCGAAGTACACGGACGAGTTGAGCACGGCTGGAAAGCTGTCCGACGAATCCTACGCTGCGCTCCAGAAAGCTGGCTATCCTAAATCCGTGGTGGATGCCTATGTCAAGGGCCTCACTGCCGAGTCTGACCAAGCCGAAGCCGTGTCTGGTGCCCTCATCGCAGACAAGCAGATCACCGAGATCACAAACTCCGTGGGCGGACAGGAAGTCCTCACGGATATGCTGACCTGGGCCACGAACAACCTGGAAGCGTCCGACCTTGCGGCGTACAATAAAGCCGTAGGTAGTTCTGACGTGGGCCAAGTGAAGCTCGCTGTCAATGGTTTGTTCCACGCGTACTCACAGGCTCAAGATCCAGGGTTGCTGAAGGGATACAAGGGTACCAACTTCTCGACCGTGGAACCGTTCCACTCGAATGATGAAGTGGTTCAGGCGATGCAGAATCCGCTGTACGACAGAGATCCTGCGTATCGGGCGAAGGTTGCAGAGCGTCTTCGCGTGTCGGACGTGTTCCGGCAGAGCCGAGACGTGACGCACGAATCGTTCGCAAGACACCAAAGCTAAATAAGTATTGTCCCGCTTCATTGCGACAATACCTAACCTCTAGAGGGGAGGTAGCCCCTCCCTACCTCCTCTCGAAAGGCGACCATGTGGAATCCATTCTCTGACGCCGCTCAAGGCGCAGTCAAAGGTTTTGGAGAAGCAATCAAGGATGCAGTCGGAGCGTTCAAGGCTGATCCTACGAAGGTGGTCGAACTCGAAGTGGCCTTACAGAAGGCACGCCTGGAGTTTGAATCAACTACGCTGGTTGCTGTCAACGCAACGATGCAGGCCGAAGCCAAGAGTGAGCACTGGTTGCAGTGGTCTTGGCGTCCCATGTTCGGCTACACAGCCTGTGCGATCCTCGTGAACAACTACATACTACTGCCGTACCTTTCCAAATTCGGCATCGTGCCTATCGAGATCCACGCGGAAGTCTGGATCATGATTATGGCAGTTCTCGGAGTTGCGGCCTACACTCGTGGGCGCAATAAGTAAATCCTCCCTGCATAGCTCTCCATTCTAGACCGAGCGCAATGACGCAGCGAGGCCCCGCCGCCGCTATGGGGATACACAGCGGTTTCTCACCAGCACCCTAAAAGGCTGGTGACTACTTCGCACGGATGAACTCTGTGCGATTCTCGTAACCCTTCCAACCTCATCTTCAGACTTGGCCCTCTGCGGAGGACAACCCTGTAGTAGAGATCGGTCGGCTGTCATGGTTACACCGTTCCTCAAACACTCAATGTTTTCTTAGGAGCCAATCATGGCAAACATCACTCCTTCGAGACTTGGACAAGCTAACGCCGCTGGCGATGCACTTGCCCTCTTCTTGAAAGTATTCAGCGGTGAAATCCTCAAGGCGTTCAAAGAAGTGAACGTCGCCCTTGAAAAGTCGATGGTGCGAACCATCACTTCAGGGAAGTCCGCACAATTCCCCGCCACATGGAAAGCAACTGCTGCGTACCACACGCCTGGGAACGAACTGGTTGGACAAGCGATCAGCCACAACGAGCGCGTCATCAACATCGACGGTCTCTTGCTCTCCTCGACGTTCATTGCGAACATCGACGAAGCCATGAACCACTACGATGTTCGTGAGCCTTACAAGAACGAACTGGGCTATGCCCTTTCGAACAAGATGGACCGTCACCTTCTCCAGCTCATGGTTATGGCAGCTCGCTCTGCTGCGACCATCACTGGTGGATTCGGCGGAACCGAGCTGACCAACGCCGACTACGACACATCTCCGAACACCCTTGTCACTGGCTTCTTCGATGCAGCCGTGGCGCTCGATGAGAAGGACGTGCCGGACGATGGACAGCGAACTGGCTTCTTGAAGTCGCAACAGTACCACATGCTCGTGCAATCTGACCGAGCCGTGAACCGCGATTGGAACGCTCAGGAAGCCAACGGCTCCTACAAGAGCGGAAAGATCATGGAGATCAGCGGCGTGCATGTTGTGAAGACGAACCACGTTCCTACCACGGACCTCTCCGCTGGTGGGGATGCCTTGCAGAACAACGATTACTTCGACAACTTTGTGAACACGATTGGTGTCGTGACTCACAAGACTGCCGTTGGAACCGTGAAGCTCATGGACCTGGCATTCGAGCAGGAATACGAGATCCGGCGTCAGGGCACCCTCATGGTTGCCAAGTATGCTTGCGGACATGGGATTTTACGTCCCGAATGTGCAGTTGAGTTGAACGTATTGTAATCACCTGGGCTGAGTAGCTGAGACAATCGCAACTATAGTACACGCGAGCTGTCTCTGTCCTGCGTATAGGCTCGCAACCTGGCAGGCAGTTATTCAGTACCTCGATAAGGGGAGTTTGGAGCAATCCAGGCTCCCCTTTTTTACCTTTTACTAAGGAACTTTTCCAATGGC